AAAAGCAAAAAAAATGCTAAAGCTGCATAGAAGGTTTGACACAGAGACTGTTTTGCGGTATATTAACACTCAAACATTGCCAAGCGAGTCAGATGCTATTCCAGGCCTTAGATGATAAAAAACATTGTGTCGGTGTCTATTGCGGAGGGAAGATGTTCTATGAAGATCTGCCCGAAGACATTTCCCAGACTTGGTCCTACTCCGAGTTCTTGAAAGATTTGGAAATAGAATACGCAAGTCTCTACACTGAAGGCAAAAACATTTCAGAGTTGGTTCCAGAAGAACTTGAGCAGGATTGGCACAAGATAAGCTCAAGAATGAAAGCTTTCATCAGGGCCTTTAACACATCAAAAATTAACCTAAATGATGTCTGCTTGTTTCAGGTTGTGCCAGAGGCCTTTCTGTATGAATGGTGCGAAATAAAGAACAAAATCTGCGCCTACATCTTTGAAAATTACGAAAAACCAACGAACTATGACTTCCTTCTTGATCTCACGGAGATTACGGAGAGAATTAAGCACCAGCGCCTGAATATTGATACAACTGCATTGAAGCGAGATCTTGCCTCTTATCGCTCAAGAGCCTTCTTCAAGAAACTTAACAGTTTGGACCCATATGTCCACTATAATGTCTTTGGAACAGTTACGGGACGATTGACCACCAAGAGCCATTCTTTCCCCATCTTGACATTGGATAAAAAGTTCCGTAAAGTATTGAAACCAAACAATAATCTCTTCGTCGAGCTTGATTATAACGCAGCCGAGTTGAGAACATTCATCGCACTGAATGGAGAAGAGCAGCCACAACAAGATCTCCACGCTTGGAACATCAAGCACCTCTTCTGCGACGATGGCCTTGACCGAGAAGCAGCAAAGACCCGGTTGTTTGCGTGGCTGTACAACCCGAACTCCGAAGATGACCTGCTTAATCGTAGATATGACCGAGAAAAACTGCTTAAAGAAAACTGGAAAGATGGTAAAATTACCACCAAGTTTGATAGGACCATCGAAGTGGATGAGAGGCGCGCACTGAATTATATTATTCAAAGCACCTCGTCTGATTTGTTTCTGCGACAAATGATCAAGGTGGACAAGATGCTGGAGGGCAAAAAATCTTTTATTGCTTTCAGTGTTCACGATTCCTTGGTTATGGATTTCGCAGAAGAAGACATCCACCTCTTGGAGCCAATCATTGAGGAGTTCAGCGACACCCCGCTTGGGAAGTACCTCACAAATGTCTCAATGGGCAAGAACTACGGCAATATGAGGAAAATAAAGTGAATGTAATTGGATTGGGAAATTGTGGATGTAACATCGCAGAGCAGTTTGCGAAGTACCCACAGTATAATGTGTTCCGGATCGACACAGAACCACGAGAAGGAGACAAATTTTACCTCCTTCCAGAAAAGAACCACCCAGAACAATATGAGGCAGAGTGCCCAGATCTAACAGATTTTCTAAATTGCAGTGGTAACGTCACCTTTGTTGTTGGTGGGTCTGGCTTTGTATCTGCCTGTTCCTTGCGGATCTTGGAGCAAATCAAACACTGTAAGATCTCTATTCTGTATGTAAAGACTGACCAAGAACTTCTCGGAGAGAGCCAGAAGCTTCAACAGAGGGCAACTTTTCACATCTTTCAGGAGTATGCCCGCTCCGGTGTCTTCGAGCAGGTCATTCTGGTTGATAACACCGCCGCAGCAGATATGATCGGCGAACTATCAATCGCAGAGTACTACCAGTCCTTAAACTTGACCATCGTCCCAATGGTTCACTTCGTAAACGTATTCAACAACAGCAAAGCAGTGATGGGTACATTCGGCCCACTTGCCGATGTTTCCCGCATCCGCACGCTTGGAATGGTAAATGTTGAGACGGGAGAAGAAAAAACTATCTTTCCTCTTGACACGAGGAACGAAACACGCTATTATTATGCCATCAGTTCAAAGTCGCTTAAGGAAGATGGCAAACTACACAACAAGATCAGAAGGCAAGTCAAGAGCAAGCATGAGAAATCTAGCTTTGGAATCTTTGAAACGACTTACGAAAACAATTTCTGCTATTCGCTCGTGTGCTCACGAGAAATTGCTAAACTTTGATTTTTTACTTGACTTCGACATTAAAGACTAGTATAATACACAACAGATGACTGAGAGATTTGTCAGTCATACTCTAGGGTAATTTCACCCACCCATTAACAACAAAGGAGGAAAAAATGGGAATTGACATGAAGAAGATGCGCGAGAAGTATGCTGCCCTCAAGAACCGAGGAGGGGCAGGTAAGAGTGCTTTCTGGCGTCCGCAGGATGGTGATCAGACCATCCGCCTCGTTCCAACCGCTGACGGAGACCCGTTCAAGGAGTACTGGTTCCATTACAACTTGGGCAAGAACAACGGTTTCCTGAGCCCCAAGCGCAATTTTGGCGAGGATGATCCTCTGAATGATTTCGTCCGTTCCCTGTATAATGAGAACACGGAGGAAAGCATCAAGATGGCAAAGAGCCTTCCTGCTCGCCAGCGCTTCTTTGCTCCGGTTATTGTGCGCGGAGAGGAGGAACAGGGTGTTCGCATCTGGGGCTTCGGCAAGCAGGTCTACGAGACCATCCTTGGTTTGGTCCTGAATCCAGAGTACGGTGATATCACTGACACCGAGACTGGTATCGATCTCACAGTGAACTATGGTAAGCCTGCTGGCGCACAGTTCCCGCAGACCAAACTTACCCCCAAGCGCCGTTCAACTCCCCTATTTGAGGACACCACCCAGATTCAGACGGCCCTTGATAGTGTTCCCGACTTCTCTAATGTCTTTGAACGCAAGACGCCAGCAGAGGTTCAGGCAATGCTGGATGAATTTCTCCTTGGTGAGGGAGATGCCGAAGGTACTTCGTCTGAGACGGTGAAGTATAACAATAACACGACTTCGGAAGTTGATAAGGCATTTCAAGAGCTGATGTAAGTCAGTTTAAATTCTTGGGGGGCTTCGGCCCCCCTTTTTTTATAAGGAGATTTAAATGGTAAACAAAGGTGGCATCTCCATTGAAGAGATGCGAAAGATGCTTAATAAAAAAGCAGGAATGACTGTTGCTCACAATCTGAAGGAAGAGAATCCGACAGAGGTGACAGAGTGGATTCCAACTGGGTCACACTGGCTGGATTCAATCATCTGTCGAGGGCAAAGAGCGGGAGTTCCAGTAGGCAAAGTCACAGAGATTGCTGGACTTGAGGCCACAGGTAAGTCCTATATGGCAGCAAAGATCGCTGCAAACGCTCAGAAGATGGGTATCACTGTTGCTTATTTTGATAGTGAGAGCGCAATTGACCCTTCTTTCCTTGAGAATGCAGGCTGCGATGTAGAGAATCTAATCTATGTTCAGGCTCAATCTGTTGAGATGGTGTTAGAATCCATTGAAGAGTTCTTAAAAACAGGTGGAAAGTTTCTTTTTGTCTGGGATTCTTTGGCCCTTACCCCTTCAATCAATGATGTGGAGGGCGATTTCAACCCGATGTCACAGATGGCAGTCAAGGCCCGTATCCTTGCAAAGGCGATGAGCAAGCTGACCATCCCGATTGCGAACACTGAATCTACGTTCCTTGTTCTCAATCAGTTGAAGACGAACATCACCAGAAATCCCAATATGGCCCTCGTTGAGCCCTATGTGACGCCCGGTGGTAAAGCAATAATCTATGCTTATAGTCTTCGCATTTGGCTTACTGGTCGCAAGTCAAAGGCATCATACATCCAAGATGACAATGGTTTCCGTATTGGCTCCGAGGTTAAATCAACCTTGAAGAAGAGTCGCTTCGGAACACAGGGTCGTCAAGCAACTTTTAAAATCCTTTGGGGTGACGAAGTTCGCATTCTGGATGAGGAGAGTTGGCTTGAGGCAATCAAGGCGTCCGAGCACATTACAATCAAGGGTGCGTGGTATTCTCTTGATATGGGCAACGGAGAGGTCCAGAAGTTCCAACCCGGTCGTTGGATGGAGAAGATGAAGGATGAAACATTTAGAGCCCGAGTGTTAGAGGTGATGGACCAGCACGTTGTCCAGAACTTCAAAACACGTCAAGGTAACCCTGAAGACTTTTACGACGTAGATGGCGATGAAGATCAAGATAAGCCTGCTCTCCAAACAAAGGCGTAACTACCTCAACCTTGCGAAACGCATCGCAAGGCAGAGTACGCACGGCACA